GACATAAAACCTATATAAGAGTTATCAAAGAAGCCTCTATCAATAACAAATCCTTATCAATAATAGAATAATAACTAAAATAGATAGCTTAAATTAGTAAAATCCTATATTTATCAGTCTTTTTGGTGTCCTATAATATAGATTATGCAAGAATATGAGCAATTCTGACACAGTTAGACACCCCCAACGCAGAGATATTTATATATATACTACACACTTCAACACAAAACCAATCCTCTACGGCTTTTGGTTTTCCAAAGAAATAAGGGGTTCTAAAAATAGGGGGTAGTAATTCTCTATGGTTTTTGGTATATATATGCTGTATGGTCTTTAAAATGGATTTTTAGGGGTATTTTGAAGAGATATAATAGTCACCAGGTCTTTAACTGGAATCACGAAGAACAAATTAAGTATCGAAGGTGTTATATTTGCGATAAATATGGTGTATTTGGTATAAACAATAAAGGAGCATACTATTTTGTATGTGGAAAACATTATGAAGAAGAAAACAAAGAAAACAGCAAAGAAACAAGAAAAAACAATTTTGAACTATTTTGAAGAAATATCCTTCAAGAAGGAAACATCGGACACCAAAGGGCGTGGACAGGTTAAAGGAAGAGACCTAGATAGAATTAACGATTATTTAGAAAATAAAAGTTGAATTTTTTAAAAAAGAACTGATACTGTCTATATGAGAGTTTTAGTTGCGTGTGAATATTCGGGTATAGTTCGAGATGCTTTTACAGCAAAAGGACATGACGCTTGGTCTTGCGATATACTACCGACAGAGAGTCCTGGTAATCATTACGAAGGAGATGTTTTACAACATTTAGATAAAGGGTGGGATTTAATGATCGCACATCCTCCTTGTACTCATTTATCTGTGAGTGGAGCTAGATGGTTTACAGAGGGTAAAAAACCTTTATCTTTGAGGAATGATGCTTTAGATTTTGTCAAAAAATTAATGGATGCACCTATTCCTAGAATAGCGATAGAAAATCCTGTTTCGGTTATATCTTCGTATATTCGTAAATCAGATCAAATGATTCATCCTTATCAATTTGGTCATAAAGAGTTTAAAAGAACCTGTTTATGGTTAAAAAATTTACCTAAGTTAAAAGAAACAAATAATGTTTTAAAAGAGACAAAGGAACTACCAGATAAAATAGCCAAAAGAATTTGGTGGATGGGGAGTGGTAAAGGAAAAGAAAGAAGTAAATTCTACACAGGTATAGCAGAAGCTATGGCTGAACAATGGTCATTTAATGAAGAAAATAACAATACCCTACAAACCCAGAGAACTGCAACAACAGATTCACAAGGGGATGCAAAGATTTAATGTCTTAGTCTGTCATCGAAGATTTGGAAAGACTGTATTAACCATTAATGAGTTAATCAAGAAGTGTCTCCAGAATCAACTCCCAAGACCACGATATTATTATATTGCTCCTACGTACAGTATGGCGAAAAGAATTGCTTGGGATTATCTCAAGTATTATACCTCTGTATTACCGAATATGGAGTACCACGAGACCGAACTAAGAGCTGATCTTCCTAATGGGGGAAGAATCCAATTACTAGGTTGTGAAAGACCGAATACCCTTAAAGGACTCTATATCGATGGTGTGATCCTAGACGAGGTGGCTCAAATGCCTCCGAAGATTTGGACTGAGGTCATACGACCTGCATTATCTGATAGAGAAGGTTGGATGATTGCGATTGGTACACCTACAGGACATAATGCCTTTTACCAGTTATACGATCATGGTAAACACACTGAAGGGTGGTTTACAGGTCTTTATAAGGCCTCTGAGACGAAGATTATTAAAGATTCCGAATTAGCGGAAGCAAAGAAAATGATGCCTCCTGAGATATACGAGGCAGAATATGAATGTAGTTTTGAATCTAATGCTATAGGAGCGATTTACTCTCAAGGATTAGCAAAATGTGATAATGAAAGTAGAGTAACCAAGATTCCGTATGATAGCACTATACCTGTTGATACTTTTTGGGATTTGGGGATGGCTGATAAAACAGCGATTTGGTTCGTTCAACAAAAGGGCCATGCGATACATGTTATTGACTACTTTGAAGATTCTGGGGAAAGTTTAGAGTATTATGCAACCATTCTTAGAGACAGAGGCTATAATTATGATACCCATTATTTTCCTCACGATGCCTCTGTTAGAGAATTGGGAACAGGTAAATCAAGATTAGAGATAGCTCAATCACTCGGACTCACGACCTCTGTTGTACCGAAAATGTCGGTAGATGACGGAATTAATGCAGTACGTATGATATTATCTAGATGTTACTTTAATTACGAAACAACAAAAGATGGATTAGATGCCTTGAGACAATATCGATGGGCAACAAACGATAAAGGAGAAACCAAGAACAGGCCACAACACGATTGGACATCTCACGCAGCAGATGCTTTTCGTTATATGGCAGTGGGTTTAAACGAAACAAAACAATGGAGCAGAAAGATCGAGTATAATCAAATAGGAATTGTATAATGGATGAATTTAAATTAAAAGCGATGATCTCCCAAGAGATCGATAACTCTCTGGGATATTATGGTGGCAAACTTACAGAACAAAGAAGAAAGTTTTTAGAATACTACTTAGGCGAACCTTATGGTAATGAAGTTGAAGGTCGATCTCAAGTTACTTCTCAAGACACCTTAGAAGTTGTCGAGAGTGTGCTGCCTTCTTTAATGAGGATTTTTACTGCGGGTGAATCCATTGTTGAATTTACACCTGTTGGCCCTGAAGATATCGAAACAGCAGAACAAGCAACTGATTATTGTAACCATATCTTAATGAAAGATAATCCTGGTTTTATGACCTTACACACTTGGTTCAAAGACGCACTGATTCAAAAGAATGGTTTTATTAAAGTATTTTGGAATGAAGCGATTGAAGAGAAAAAAGAAACGTATGAAAATTTAACAGAGATCGAATATCAGTCACTCCTTGCTAATGACGATGTAGAATTAGTTTCGAAAACAGAAACTGTCATGGAAGAAGAAGTGATGGATGAAATGGGCAACCCCCAAATCTCACAACAAATGTTTTATGATTGCGAAGTTAAACGCAAAAAGAATGTCGGTAAAGTTCAGATAGAGAACGTACCACCTGAAGAGATGTTAATCTCTAGAGAAGCAAAAGATTTACAAACAGCAGACTTCATTGCACACCGAGTAAGCAAAACAAGATCACAGTTAGTGAGAGAAGGTTTTGATCGTGATGTGGTGATGGGATTACCTGCTTTTGATGAACAAGTTTATAACGAAGAAAAAACTAATCGTAGAATTTATGATGACCAAGCTCCTTATGAACAGAGCAGTGCTGATCCTACAATGGAAGAAGTACAAGTAACGGAATGTTATATGAGAGTAGATTCTGATGATGATGGAGTAGCAGAGTTAAGAAAGATTACAGTGGCTGGTCAAGGTTATGAGATTTTAGATAACGAAGAAATCGATCACATTCCTTTTGCAACTCTAACTCCAATTCCGATGCCACACAGATTCTTTGGTCTATCCCTTACTGATTTAACAGCAGATTTACAGCTAATTAAAACAACAGTGTTAAGACAAACACTTGACAATATGTACTTACAAAACAATGCACGTACTATTGTAACGGATGGACAAGTCAACTTAGACGACTTACTGACTTCACGACCTGGTGGTATTGTTCGTGTGAAATCACCTAACGCAGTTCAACCTTTTCCTACTCCTAACTTTTTAAATCAAGGTTTAGGAATGATGGAAAAAATTGATCAGATTAAAGAACAACGCACTGGTGTTAGTAGAACACAAATGGGTGCAGATCCCGATTTAATTCAAAAGTCTCATACGACTGCTGCTTCTACAAGAGCATTAATGAACGCTGCAACACAAAGAATTGAAATGATTGCACGTGTTTTTGCAGAGACGGGTGTTAGAGATATGTTTAAACTTATTTATGCTAACGTAGTGAAGTATCAAGATGCTGCACGTATTGTAAGACTCAGAGGAAAATATATTCCTGTTGATCCTCGTTCATGGGTATCAAACATGGACTTAACCATTAGTGTTGGACTAGGTAATGCAGATCCAGAACAACGATATGCTGCTCTTGCTCAGATATTAGCAATCCAAGAAAAATTAATTCAAGCGGGTGGAATGGGTACTCTTGTTGATCAAAATAAAATTTACAATACCATTTCTAAGATAGTCGAAGTAGCGGGTTATAAATCACCTGAACAGTTCTTTATCAATCCTGCTAACGTACCTCCACCACCACCAAAACAACCAGAACAGAATCCATTGGTGGGAGTAGCAATGCAAGAACTAGAGTTAGAACGTCAAAAAGCACAAGCGGACATTCAACTCCAACAACAAAAGTTAGAAGCTGATATCGCTCTGAAGAGAGAAAAGATTATGGCTGATATCGAGAGAGAAAAAATTAAAAACGAAGGTGACATACAAGAAGCCTTAATTAAGAGAGGAATGAGATGATAGGAAACGATCCTAGATACCAAGCAATCATTGATGCTTATACCAGTGGTGCTTACAATGCACCTTATCAGTCAATGGACTATAACCCTAGTCCTTACTACAACCCTATTTATGATATTCGTAGAGAACAGATTGCTGCTGGTGAATTACCTGAAGGTGCAAGATTTCCTAAACCTCAATTAGAGACAACCCCTACTGAAGAAGAAACAAAAGAAACATTTGATCCTTGCCCTCCAGGTTATCAATTAATTGATGGTGTTTGTCAACCCGATACTATGTTTGATCAAGGTGGTGGAAGAGATAGAGAACCTTTTACAGGCCCTAAGATTTCACCTGAAGGTTTAATTGAAGGATATGAGCAAGTACTTGCTCCTGGTTTTGGTGCATTAAATTCTATGCAGATGATGGAATTAGAAAGAAGATTTGGCCCAGAAAAGGCAAGAGAAATAGGATTATTAAATCAAAAATATCGTAGTAGAGGAGTACAATATAATCCTCAAACAGGAAGATTTGTAGCTATGTCTCCTACACTAGGACAACTTGTTGGAGATATCGGTGGTGGAATTGGTAGTATGTTTGGTAGTATTGGAGATGCTGCACAACAATATTTATCTGGTGGTGGTATGTTAGGTGTTTTAGCAAACTTATTTGCACCTAAACAGCCAACTGTTACTTATGGTGGAGATACTACGATGACTGTAACCCAAACAGGACAACCTATGATTCCTACTGATAGTGTAATTCCAACTGGAATTGTTAGACCAGGTTATCCTACTAAAACACCAACTCCTTCTATTCTTATAGAACCCTTACCACCTATTGAAAAATATGTTGCACAACAAGAATTACTTAAAGAAATGGAACAATCTGAAAGAGATAGAAAAATGCAAAAAGCTCAGAAAGCATTTGCAACTCCAACAAAAACTTATAATACAGAAAAATTTAAAGGAAAAGGTTTTATAGGCGGTAGATAATTGGATTTACAAAAACAAATTTCTAGAGGACAACAAGCTAAAGACATTTTAGAAAATCCTCTATTACAAGATTCCTTGAAAGCAATCAGGAATAAACTTGACACTGAATGGAAGAACTCACCCCTGAGAGACGTTGAAGGTCGTGAAAAAATATTCTTCCTAGTCAAGGCTAT